CAGTAGGAGTGCCCAGCCCCGGCCAAGGCGCTTTGAGCGCCTGCAGGGCGCTCTCGATGGCCACATCCAGGTATGCCGCGATGGCCCAGAGGAACCGGTAGCCGGTCCACTTCCCGGACGAGAGCCGGCGATCGGACAGCCACCACGGCAGGAGCTTGGCGAGGTAGTCCCGCAGGCGGACAGATCCAGAGTCCGCCATGATCAGATCTCCTTGGTGACGATGCGGATGGTCAGCGTCGTGGCGAGCGTCGCGACGTCGCCGGCGGACATCAGGACGTCAGCCCCGACGCCGTCCACGGCGAAGATGCTCGGGTGCGCGCCGATGACGGCGCCCTCGATCCGCGTGGCGAAGAGGTAGCCGAGCGGATCGGGCGTCTTCGCGACGCCGCCGATCGGGTAGGCGGTGATCATCGAGAGGAGCGCGGCCGACACGAGCGTCGAAAGATCCGTCGCCGAAACGCCTGTCTGAGCGATGGCCCAGACCGTGAGCGTCTTCGACAGGGGCAGCGGGTTCGCGCCGATGACCGTGCACGTCACGCTGTCGGGGCGCGCGTAGAGCTCGATGCTCGCGCGGACGAAGTCGAGATCGGTCGCGAGCGGCGCGCCCGCGGGGGACGCGCAGTAGATCGTGACGACACCCGTGGAGCTCGAGGGAGAGATCGACAGGCGGTTGATGTCGACGATCGAGCCGTCGCCGCGCACGGCGGAGCGGACCGCGTAGGAGTACGCGCCGCGCGGGCCGAGCCCGGAGAGCGTCGCGAGCTTGTCCTTGCAGCGTTGCTGCAGCACGAGATCGGGCTCTGCGTCAGATCCGACGATCGCGGCGAGGTTCGTGCACGTGACGCCGGCGAGCGGCGTCGTCGTGAAGAGCGTCACGGTCCCCGGCGTCGCCGAGCTCGCGGAGCCGAGCTCCACCGCCGTCACGGGGACGAGGAGCACATCCCCGGGGTTCAGCGTGAACGCTGAGACGTTCGTGTACGCCTTGCCGGTGACGTTCGAGGTGCAGCGGAACGCGCCCGCGGCGACGCTGTAGATCCCGCCGCCGCCGTTCGTCAGCGTGACGGATCCGGTCGCGAACGTCGCGTTGATCCGGGTGACGCCGTAGACGTAGTACGCGAGCAGCGTCAGCCAGCCGCCCGTGCTCGTCTCGAGGAAGCCTGCGGCGGCGAGATCGGCAATCGCCTTCGTGAACGCGGCGAAGATGATCGCGCAGACGCGCAGGATCGTGCGGAGCGAGCCGCCCTCGCGCCAGGCGCGCGGCTTCAGCCCCGTTCCCTCGATCGTGAGGAGAAGCGTCTCCTCCGCCTGATCGGCCGTAACGGGGGTGACGAGATCCGAGACCGTGATCATGTGGCGATCCTCTTCAGGTTTCCCGCGGCGTCGTATTCGAGCGAGATGCCGAGCTCGGCGCCGTTCACCTGCAGGAACAGATCGACGCGCACGGTTTGGTTGTCGGTCGCCGTGAGCACCGCCTTCGCCGCGTCGATGCGCGGATCGTCGGAGAGCTTCGTTTCGATCCGGTGCCGCAGCCCCGGATCGGTCGGGCCGGAGAGCGCGTCTTCGAGCCCGATGCTTCGCTCGAGCGCGTCGACGTTCGTCCGGTAGGACTCGAGCAGCATGTGCACGACGTCCTGCTCGAGCTCGGTGACGGGATCGTCTAGATCGCGCCCGAACTCGTCGAGATCGTCGTAGCAAACGACGTCCGCCATGGGGGCCTCTAGTCGGTGAAGGTTTTCGTGGATGTCGCGAGCGGCACTTGCGCAGCGACAGCGGCGGCGAGGCCGCCGAGCGCGGTCGCGACCGCAGCGCCCGGCGCGGCCATCGCGGCGCCGAAGAGCGTGAACGTCGTCGACGTCGGGGGGGTTGCGGCGAGCGCGGTGAGCGCCGCGACGTACGCGGCGAGCGCGCCTACGGCCGTCGTGAGCGCCGCGATCTGCGCCTGCGTCCCCGGCGCCTTCGCGACGGGATCTACGGCGACAGAACCGAGCGCGATGCGCACAGCTTCGAGCTTCGTTTCCAGCGGAGGCGGCGCCAGCTTCGCGAAGCCGACAACGATAGGCTGTGCCGGATCTCCCTCGATGAACGCCACGAGCACCTCAGTGCCAGGCACGAGGACGTGGGAGGATCCGCAGACGCCGGGCCAGATGTCGATCTCTGCGAGCGCGAGCGGCGCGCCGCCGAGGATGTCTACGAGCTGCAGCGTGACGCGCTTGTTCGCGGGGTTCTGCAGGACCACGCGGTAGTGCCAGCGCTTCAGGTACTGCACGCCGGCCGCCTCGCGCGCCATCATCCCGATCGCTCGAGCAATGCGGTTGCCGGGCGTCTCCTTCTGCACCCCGGGGACGGGGAGAGAGAGCGTGGACGTGTCGCACCACGCCGAGACCTTCGAGCCTTCAGCGCTGAACGTCTGCTCGACGTCGCGGACGATCGCCGTACCGAAACGGATGTCGACGAGCACGGTCCCGGGAAGCACGAGCTCGTCGCTCGCGAGCGTCGCGCAGCGCGTCTCGGCGTCCCATGACAGGATGTCGACGGTCAGCGGGTTGAACGGGATCGGGAGGCGCGGGCCGGTGACGGTCACGCCCGAGGTGTCCACGTGCCAGTCAAACCCGGAGAGCACGCGCGACGCGGGGCCCGCGGTCCGCACGTAGTCGACGCCGAGCCGCTTCGGGATCGTGTCGACGACAGCCTCCCCGACCTCCGCCGCGGTGACGGCGAGAATCGCAGACGAGAGCACGCCAACATCGTTGTGCAGGTGCAGCCCGAGCACGGGCTTGTCCCATCCCCCGCCGCCGCCCGAGACCTGCACGTGCGCCTTCGCGCCGAACCTCCCCGTCGAGCGAGGATCGATCGTGCCGATCATGGGAGTCGTCCCGATGGTCAGGACGCACTTCCCAGAGGGCACGATCATCGACACGTCAAGATCGACGTCTAGATCGGCAGTCCACACACCGTTCGCCGGCATGTTGACGATCGCCGAAACGACCTGCAGCTGATTCAGGAGGATGGGGAGCATGGATCACGGCCCTGCGAGCTTGGCGACGGTCGCGGTGAGCGAGGCGATCAGCACCTCGTCGGGGCTCGCCGGAGGAGCGACAGCGACCGGGCTGCCGGGCGGCCCCTCGAAGGGCTTCACCAGGGCGGGCCGCGGCTTGCGGTACTCGAGGAACGAGATCGTGCGGCACCAGAGGCCGGTGCCCTCGGGATCCTGCTCCCACTGCGTCACGTTCGTGACGACTACTTGCTTGATCGAAAGCGGCGCGTCGTTCAGCGCAGGGTGCTGAATGGCCATCGAAGTAGGCCGCGCGCCGATCGGGGGATTCGTGAGCGTGAGCGTCGCGAACAGCTTCCAGGCAAGGAAGTGCTCCGGCTCCCAACAGAAGATGTCGACGTCGAACGCCGAGAGGCCCTGCCCCATGAAGACGACGACGGCGCCGGAGAGCCCGTAGCCGTCGCGCACGTCCCACTTCCGCGGAGAGCCCGCGCCCTTCACGACCGCGGCGCCCGGCGACGGCGCCCCCGCCAGGACGATGAAATCCTGGTTCGGGGGGCCGTCCAGCAGATCGGTGGGATTGGGCATTACGCAGGCACACCGACCCCGCCGCCCTGCGAGGCGTCGATGATCGCCTTGACGATTTGTTCGATGACCGACGAGCTGGAGACCGCTTCCGCGATCTCCTTCGCGTTCCCGCCGCTCGCGTTGATCGTGATGTTGATGATCGGTGCCGCGCGTCCACCGCCACCGCCGCCGCCCGAGGGGACGGACACCATCGAGCTCACGGCGCTCTGCGCGCCCGGCGCGCCGTTCTCGACGCCCTTCTCCAGGCCCGCGTCGATGTTCTCGCCGTAGCGCTCGAACACCTTCGACGGAGAGTGGATCTCGAGCTCGCCGGTGAACGCGCCCTTGATGCTCTTCGCGAGCCCCTTGATCCCCTTCAGGAGCGCGCTCGAGCCGCTCGTGATCCCGAGCAGGAGCCCGTCGAGGATCGCGGCGCCGGTTGCCTTCCAATCGATGTCGATGAACGTCTCGCGGATGCTCTTGCCGAGCTCGCTCGACTTCTTGCTGATCCACACCATCGCCGCGCCGAACGCGAGGATCGGGACGAGCCCGACAGCCATCACGGCCGCGATAGAGACGACCGCGACAGCCAGGCCGATCGCCGCGTACTTGCCGACCGTGAGCGCGATGCCGAGCCCGTCGACCCCCTTCAGGATCTTCGAGTCGGCGAACGTGTCGCGGAGCGAGTTGCGGACCTGCAGATACGCGATCGTGATCTGCAGCGCGCCGATGACCAGGCCCTGGATGAAGCGCTTAGCGATCGGCGTCGTCGACGTGATCGACACGCCCATCTCCTTGCCGAACGTCTCCACGATCGTCTTCAGCGCCTGGCCGGTGACGTTGTTCAGGGAGAAGAGGTCCGCGAGCTCCTTGAAGCCCTTCAGGATCGGCTCGATGTCCACGCCCTTCGTGAGGGAGTCGAACGTCTCGCCGAGCTTCTTCACGATGTTGTCCAGGGACAGCATCTGCCGGAGGTTGATCCCGCCGACCTTCTTCTCGACCGCATCGCGCAGCGCCTTCGCGCCGTCGCCGAGCTTCACGCGGCCCTCGAAGAGCGCCGCGGTCGCGTCCTTGACGCCGATCTTCATGTTCTTGGACAGGGCTTCCGCCACGTCCTTGAAGTCGATCCCGGTGCCGACCATCTCGAGCGGGTTCAGCTGGAAGCGGTTGAACTGCTTCCCGCGCTCGATGAAACCCTTGAGCGCGTTGCCGGAGTCCTCGCCGAGCGCCGCGGACGCCTGCGTGACCGCGTTCAGCGTGTCGACCCAGATCTGCCCGCCAATGCGGCTCTTCGCGAGGCTCTTGCCGAGCTCATCGATCTTGTCCTTCGACGTCGGGACCTTCAGCGCGAGCGCGTCCACCTGCTCGCCGAAATTCTTCCCCCACTGGGCATTGCCGTTCATCGCAGCCTCGCGCATGAGGCCGAGCGAGCGCGCCGCATCGGCACCTCGCAGGATGAACTTCGAGAGCGCGTAGCCCGCGGCGATGACACCGACGACGAGCGCGGCCGCCGCCGCCGCGAGCCCGGCGATCCCGAGCGTCAGGAGGCTCGAGGCGCCGCCTGCGCCGCCCTCTCCCATGATGTCCTTCAGGCCAGCCAGCTTGTCGCGGAGCGCCGCGACGGGGCCGCCTGCGGTGCTGATCGCGGCGCCGAGCGCCTTCGTGCGATCGGCCGCCTTCTTCTCGGCGTCGTCCTTCAGCTCCTCGCGGAGCTTCTTGTTCTTCTCCGCGAGCTTCTTCTTCTCGTCCGCGAGGGCCTTCGAGCCCTTGACGAGGTTCTTCATCTCTTTGCCCTGATCGGCCATTGCCGACTTCGCGCTGGAGAGAGCGTCTTTCTCGGCGGCGATGCTGTCCTTCAGCTTCTCCTTCGCGGCTTTCACCTCGTCGGAGTTGCCCTTCAGCGCGCGGAGATTGGTGTTCATCTCCTTGATAGCGTTGACCCCGCCAGAGATCTTCTGGCGGAGTCCTTCGATGCTGTCCGCGATCTGCGCAGACTTCGTCGCTACGTCACCTTCGAGGTTGATGGCAAACGTTGCCGCTTCGTTCTCAGCCGCCATTGCCCAGCCTCATGAAAGCTTCCGCGAGGAGGATTGCTCCTGCCCTCGCTGATCTCCGTTGTTCGTCTAGCGCTGCGCTCCGATCGGCCAGCGCACCGAACGCGACGTTGACGCTTGCAGCGTTCCGCGCGTCTTCCGCTCGATGCGCGAACGCCGTGAGGCAGTCCGCGAACGTCGTCACGTCCTTGCGGCCCCGCGTGACGAGGGCGGCTATTTTCCCGCGTCTTCCTTCGCCCGGTAGCCGTAGAGCCCCGAGAGAGCCATGACGCACCGATCGGGAACGGCACCGCGGCGCTTCGCAAGCGTGCGGTACGCGTCGAGCGACGGGTGCACGATGTTCGGCGCGACGAACGTGTCGATGTCTACGACGTTCATCTTCGAGGCCTTGAACGCGCTGAACTCGACATCGCTGCCGAGCTTCAGCACCACGAAGCCCTCGCCGAGATCCGAGACGTCGACGATGCAGAACGCCTTGTCGACGTCGCCGCCGAGCTTCTCGGCGAACTTCTCCTCGAGCTCGAGACGCTCGATCCTGGCAGAGACCGCCGCGGCTTCGTTCGCCGCGTCGCGCTCGGCCTTGCGCTTCTGCAGCTCGGCGAGCTTCTGCGCGGGAGTCTTCGGCGCGAACGCCTCGGGAACGTCGGTCACATCCTGATCGCTCATGCTCAGACTCCAATCCCGTTGATGACAGACCAGAGACGCAGGCCGTTGCGCGTGATCGCGAGGGCAGTCATCTCCACTTCGGTGACGAGCTCGTCGATGCCCTCGGCATACGAGTCCTTGACGCCGGTGATGCGCGCGCCGGCGACGGCGACCGTGATCGGCGGGACGCCGGCGAGCAGCGCGAGCGGCTCGCTGTAGGTCGCGATGATCGGGAATCGCGCGTCACCGTAGGAGCCGAACCCCTGCACGGTGAGGATCTCGATCAGCCGCTGGAAGGACGATCGAAGCATCGTCATCGAGAGGCCGTCGACGGAGTACTTTCCGTTCGTGATGCCGAGCGGGGTGCCGTCCTTCCGAGACGCGTGCACGAACTTGCGTTCGCGCTTCTCGGAATACGAGAGAGCGGTGATGCCGACGAACGGCGCAAGAGCGATGTTCCACGAGCAAGACGTCGCGCTGAACGGGGTATCGTTCAGCCGAGTTTCGATGAGATCGGTCATGGCTTAGCCCTTCACTGCTGCACGGTGATCGTGCGGACGAAGCTCGCGTTGACGTCGAATTCCTTGACGTACGCGAGCGAGGAAACCTTCAGCTCGCCGTTCAGAACGACAGGGCCGTTTGCGCCGATGTTGTCGGTGCGCGAGAGCGTGAAGAGCAGATCGGAGACCTGCCCGCGGAGCTCGGTCAGGTTCTGGTTCACGAGCGCCTCGATGCGCTGCGCGTCCTCCTCCGCGATGTAGACCTCTCCGCTCGGCCCCGTCTTCGGGTTCTTCCCGACGCCGCGCGAGAGCTGCGAGGTGAGCGTGTCGAACGCGATCTCGCAACCGCGGTTCATCGTGCGGATGTGCTGCACCCACACGAAGTCGCTGCCGTCGCTCGAGATGACGTTCGCGCCCGTGATGAACGTGCCCGCCCGGCGATCGAACGTCCGCAGCGTGCAGAGCTTGATCGCGTCGAGGCCCGGGTACAGGTTCTCGTCGTGGTTGTTCGGGTTGCCGCGCGCGTCGGCGAGCGCGAAGCCCGGCACGGGGCCGTCGGAGACGTACGCGGGATCCACGCCGTAGTTGACCTTCGCGACGCGGCCGGCGACGGCGAGCGCCGTCGGGCGCTTCTGCGTCAGGCTGTTGCCAGGCAGGACGGAGACGAGATCTCCGCCGTCTGCGCCGACGAGCCCGCGAATCGACGCGACGCCGGCCCATGTGGTCTGCTGGGCCGTGAGGTAGGCCGCTTCGGTCGCGACGCCGCGGAACGCGTTGTTGCAGATGAAGCCGCGGAAGCGGCCCTCAGCCTCGCGGAGAGCGAGCCACGCGTCGAGCGCGGTCACCGTGGTGCCGATCGCGTCGTGCCCGAGAACGACGACCATCTCCCAAGGGAGCGAGGACGTCCGCAGCGCTTCGAGCGCCGTCGTGATGTCGCTCGTGGTCATGCGCGGGCCGGTGCAGACGACCGCCGCGGTGTCGCCGGTGACGATGGTTCCCGCCGCGAGAGCCAGCGAAACGCCCGTCGTGATCGTGCCGACGTTCAGCGCGAGCGTGACGGCGACTCCGAGCGCGGTGACCGGGCCGTAGGTGTTTCCACCGTCGAGGCTGATCTTGTAGGTGATCCCGGCGATGCCCTGCGTTCCGCCGTTCACCCACGTGACGAGCACGTTGTAGTCGTCGATCGGCACGCCGGTCGCCGTGATCACGGAGGTGCCGGTACCGACCTTCACGACGGCGCTGTTCGTGCCCGCCGTCGTCGCCGTCCCCTTGATCATCACGACGGGATTGCCCGACGCGGCCATGATGTACGCGGCCGCCTCGACGAGCATGCCGCCGCCGAAGCTCGCCTGCGCGATGCTGACCTTGGAGACGCCCTGAGGCTGGTTCGCGGTGCCCGCGGAGCTCGGCGCGATGATCGCGTGGATGCCCTTCGCGCCCGGCTTGATCGTGCCGGTGTTTCCGTTCAGCTTCGTAACTTTGGTTTGCGGAATCATGCGGAGGAATCCTCAGGTGTCGCCCTTGCCGGTAGTCGTCGGCGTCGGGATCGTGTGGGGCCCGCGCGCAACGGCCGCGGAATTCGGAAAGAAGGTCTGATTCGGGACATCGAAGATCGGCTGCGAGAACTCGAGTCCGACAAGGATCTCGAGTCCGAACGAGCGCTCAGCGGGAACTGTCCACTTCGCCTTGCCGAACTTCACCGCGGCGAAGCAGCCAGGCGCGGAGTGCACCGCGCGCACGGTCCACTCGAGAAGCGTTTCGGTCGCGGCGATCTGCGCGCGCTCCACGGCACGCTTCGTAGGATCCGGATCGACTGCCCAGATCGAGAGCGTCACCTTGCGATTCCAGTTCGCGAGTGATCGAATCGAGGCAAGGGGCGGCTGATCCGCCGCAACGCGCAGCTGACGCGCGCCGGGGAAGCGCGGGGGCGCGAGCTCTCCGCCGTCGCCGCTGTCGTCGCTCGGGCTGAAGAGCACGCGGTTCGCACCGCCGGCGCCCTGGTTGACGCCCTGCGTGCGCTTCCGCCATCCGACGTCCGTAACGGCGGTGACGCCGTTCGCGACGAAGTAGGCGGCGACGGCGTCCGCGGCGGCGAGCAGCCCGGATTGGATGATGACGTTCGGAGGCGGGATCATGTGCTCATCGCCTTCACCCACGCGCGCCGAGCGCCCTCGCGAAGCGCTTCGAGGATTGCCTTCGGGAGCTTCCGTCTCGGCAGGAGCCGACGGACGCCGTAGCGGTTCTGCGCGGCCTCTCCGCCGCGCACCGTGATCCGGATGATCTTGCCGTTCGACTCGACGGAGACGGCGTCCGCGGCGTCTGGAAGGGCCCGCCCGCCGTCTTTCTTCGGTCGCCAGGGCTCGCCGTAGGGATCCGTCCCCGCGGCCGCTGTCGCCTTCACGGCCGCCTCCACGAGGGGAACCGCTTCGGTCGCCATCGACGCGGCGAGACCGAACGCGCGGAGCCGCTTCACGATCGCACGCAGCGTCTCGTCACCGTCGGCCATTGCGATCCTCGTCGCTGCCGGTCTGGCGCTGGATGTCGAACCCCGTGTACGGGCTCGTCTCCGTGTAGAAGATCGGGCCGCCCTTCACGACCGCGGAGCCGTCCGCGGAGTCGCGGACAGGAAGATCGAAGAGCCCGGTGACGGAGTCCGAAGCCTCCTTCAGCTCCGCCTCCGCCTGCTCCTTGTCGGTGCGCACGAGCGCGAGCGTCTGATCCGACGGATCCACGCCGCGCTTCAGGTAGAGCTCGTACGTCGTGATCTTCGTCAGCCACTCTAGAACGGCTTCGGGATACGGAACGAGCGCCGAGAACGGGACCGCGTAGCGCTTGCGGAGTCGGGTATCGATCTTAGCGGAATTGGTATCGAGTCGCGATTGCGTGAATCCCGAGACGTCTGCCTCGACGGCATCGACATCGAGCTTCGGCATCAGCGTGCGAAGTCGGAACGAGGCGAGCGTGAGGTATCCCATCAACGCCGCAAACCCCGCGACCGCTTGCGCGGTGCGGGGTTCGACGTCAGGCGCTCAGGCCGCCTTGATCTTGAAGAACGTGTACGGGTGGCCGTAGCCGCCCGTGTTGCGTCCCTTGCAGTGCCACTCGAGCTCCTCGGCTCGATCCAGATCAGCGTCCGTGCCGTTGCCGCCGCCCTGTCCCGTGTAGTACGTGATCTTGAACGGCTCGCGGTTCACGTAGACGAAGCTCCCGAGCGTGCTCGCGGCCTGCTCCTCACACGCGAGGAACCACGTGGTGTCGGACTCGAACGCCGCAAGCTCGTCGGCAATGACGGGCTCCACGGTGCCGAGGGACGAGATGAACGCCTCGACGTCGGCAGAGCCCGACGCGCCGGTGCCGCCGGCGGACGCCTGCGCGATGAACTTCGCGTTCGTGAGCTGCGCGACGCGCGCCTGCATGCGCGGGGGCGCGACGATCGTCGCGGCGCGCAGGAAGCGGGGATCGACGCCGTTGGGCATCTTCATCGCGCGGATCGCGGCGACGGCCTTCGAGAGGTTCGTCAGCGCGACGTCGACGGTGACCGAGTCGTCGATCGGGAGCGCGCCGGGGCTGAACGCCACGCCCGCGCTGGGGGCGGTCGGCGCGCCGGTGAACAGGTTCGCGTAGAGGCCGGCGCCCGTGTTGAACGGGTTGACGGGGTGCGCGATGTTGAAGAACGAGAGGCCATCGTAGGCAGTGCCGAGCGTGGTCAGGTGACCCAGCTTGAGCATGTTCGTGAGGACCTTCTGGGGCCAGTAGCCCATCTGCGCGCCGATGTCGGCGGCCCACTTCGCACCGAGCTCGAGGCCGTTGCCGTCGAGATCTTCGATCTGCGGACGGCGAAGCTTCAGGCCCGCGCCCGAGAACTTCGGCTCGTACGTGGTGTACTTCGAGACGAGATCCTCGAAGGGCAGGTTCCCGCCCATCTTCCCGAGATCCTCGATCTGCGCCGTCGAGAGTAGCCAGGAGATGATCTCCACGCGGCTGGAGCTCGGGCGTTCCTTCATGAACTTGGACCACCACATGTTTGCGGAGAAGCGCTTGTATTCGTCCTCCACGATTGCCGAGAGGTTGCTCTCGAAGTCGAAGAGGAAAGACGGAGTCAGAGCGGGCATTGCGCGGAACCTTTTTGGACAAAGCGCCGCCGCACCGCGCGGCGTATGCCGAGCAGTGCGGAGGCGCGAAACGAGTTGTCAGGCGCGCAACGCGCGCGGAGAGATCAGAGAGGCGACGAGATCACGGCGCCGAGAAGACGTTGGTGACCCACTTGCCGAGCGACTTCGTGCACACCGCGAGGTGGCGCTTCGACGCCGGCGTCTGCGCGACGGTATTCAGCGCAACGCTGCCAGTCGCGTCGGTGTAGACGATCGTGTGACCGTTCTTCGTTCCGTCCGCAACGAAGAAGACCGTAGTACCGTCCGGCGCGACCGCGGGAAGAATCACAACGCTGGCCGCAGCCGTCGTCGGGACATCATACGCGGCGCTGTTGATGAGACCGACGGGGGCGGAGCTTCCTGCGCTGAACGCCGGAATCGTACCGACGGCGGATGCGCTCCGCGTCGGCGCGTACGCCTTCTCGATGGCGACGCCCTTCACCGCGTCGACGTCCAGGATGCGACCCGCCGGAGAGCGAGCGACGCCAGCTAGCGACGGCAGAATGCCGACGGTCTGATCGTCGAGCATGTACCCCATCGAGCCGACGTCGGTGGACGCGCACGCGTCGGTGCTCGTCGCGTTGACGAAGCGCTCGACGGTGATCTCGCGCTCGAAGTCGACGGTCACGGGCAGAGCGCCGGACGTCGCGTCGACGGTCTCGGCGAAGACGCCGATCGCGACGAGGCCCGTCGCGGCAGTCGCGGGGACCACCTGACCAGAGCCGTTCAGGCAGGCGCGCGCGCCCTTCCACGCCTTCCCGGAGGGGAGGGTGAACGCCTTGTACTTCCACTGCTCGGATCGTCGAGCCTTCTCAGCAGCAAGTGCAGTCACTTCGCACCATCCTTCTTCGTGGCAGAGGCCCGGATCGCGCTGCGCGCGTCAGAGGCGGTCATCGTCTCGAACACCTGCGTGCGCCCATCGCGTCTCACCTCGGGGGCCTTCTTCTTGAGGCCCATCCGAGCGTCCATTTGCGAGCGCTCCTCGGGGGAGAGGCGCGCCGAGCGCTGCCCCTGATCCTCGCCGCGCGTCGCGATCACGCGCGTCTCCGCGGCGAGATCCTTCGGCGTCTTCCGGGGGAGCGTCGCGCAGATCGCGGCGACCTCCTCGACAGGCTTCTTGGAAAGAAGCTTTGCGAGGTCCGTGCTCATGACGCGACCCGCGATGAGGCTCTTGCGCTCCTTCATGTCACGTTCGGCCGTGAAGACCTTGAGCTGAGTTTCCAGCCCGCGGACCTTCGCATCAAGCGAGGCAGTGATCGATGCGGCGGAGTCCTTCTTGTCAGCCTCTTCCTCAGAGTCCTTCTTCTCGCCCTCGGAGCCGTCGCCGGCGGAGTCGTCGGACTTCTTCGGGGGCATGTCCTCGCCGTCCTTCTCGTCGGGCTCGGCCGCCGCTTCCTTCTTCTCGGACTTCGGGGCCTCCTCGTCGTCCTCGCCGAACGCGGCCTTGATCGCAGCAATCGCCGCGGTCTTCTTGTCCTCGTCTTCGCCGGCCATGGCCGCAATCGCATCTGCGTATTTCATGAGATCCTTAGGTGTTGCCCCGCGAGTCGCAAGGGCCGTGACGTTGTGAGTCGCGGGGTTGTTCGTAAGGGCGCAGTTCAGGAAACTAACAACTTCGTCAGTTGCCTTATCCACGTCATACGCAGGAGAGAAATATTTCCACTCGGGCGGGCTCTTGGTGAGGCCCGCGCTGACGGTGTCGCTCCACTCGCAATCGATTGCCCATAGGCAACCGTCCCGCACTTCGAGGGAGAAGAACCCGACCGCTATCTGATTCAGGATAGGCGCGTCGGGATTCAGGGAGAGGTGGTTGACGTCCATCGAATACCGATTGCCGCGCGTCTCTTGCTCCTGCATGAGGAGCCGCGCGGATCGCGCGGAGAAGACGGTAGGACCGTGATCGGTGACGTTCATCCCGTCTTTCCAGATCAGGAAGGCCGTCGGCGGGCCGTTCTCTTCAGCGCGCTCGACGGACGCGAACGACTTCGCGTCACGACGTTGGATCGTCTTCATTCGTCTCCTCCGGCTGCTTTTCGGCGCCAGGCTCGCTCGCCTCTACTTCGATGAGCTTCAGCGCGTACTGATGCGCCACCTCATCGATGTCGAGATCGCGGCCGTACGGCGCGAGCGCCGTATGCATTTGCGCAATCCCCTGCCCTGCCTGCATGAGCGCCTGCGCCTCGATGGCGAGATCACGCGGGGGCGTCGTGTCCCATTCGAGACACGGCGACTCCTCGAGATCTTCTTCGCCGAAGTTCTCCAGCGTGTACTGCGGGAGGACTTGGGTATTCACCGTGTACGCGAGCGAGTCCGCGCGAGCTTCAATGAGATCGGCGCGAATCGACTTGTGCACGTCCGCGTTCGCGAACCCGGTGCCGCCCGTCGTGGTGACGACCTGCCCGGCGAGCGAGATCATGAATTCGTTGTTCGCCCAGTCGATCGTGTCCTTGAACGACTCCCAGCCGCGGCCGTTCGACTCGATGATCTTGACGTCCCATCCGACGGGGAGCTCGAATACGGTGTTCACGCCCCAGGCGATCAGGCCTTGAATGAAGCCGTTTCGCTGCGCCTCGGTCGCCGCCGCCGGCGCCGTCGCGGCGCGCGCGGGGTTCGCGAGCTTCGCTTCCCAGTTCGCCTTGTGCAGGAGCGCGTGCTCCTTGTTGATCCAGGCGCGCCCTAGCGCGTGCCATAGTCCGTTCTGCCAGGGGGCCGTGCGCCCGCCCTGCACGTGCAGGACCCACCGCCCGTCGCCGGGCGTGATCGGGATGCTCCCGACGATCGACATGTAGTACCAGCGGTTCTCGTTCCAGCGGAACCGGAGGAACTCCGGATCGAGCCTCACGAGGACCGGGAACTCTCGGCCGGGGACCGGCACGAGCTCGCCGACGCTGACGCCGAGCAGGACGCCGTCAGCGGCCATCATCTCGAGCTCGCCAGGCGGGCACATGTCATCGAAGCGGCTCCGCACGCCGTGCCGGCCCTCAAGCGACTTCACCGGGCCCGCGGCGCCGCTAAAGCGCTTCGGGAGCCGCACGAGTCCGCCGGACGTCGTGGAGAGCAGGCCGGCGAGCACGCCGTCTCGGCGCATCGCTCGGCAGAGGCGCGCGGCGTTCGCGAGATCTCCGTTGTCGGCGGAGTGCTGCGCGGACTCGAGATCCGCGAGGTACCACCGCGTCTTCGTGTTCGGGAGCGGCGAGAGCTGGCCGCCCTGGAGCGCGCGCGTCTTCTCCACGGCCGGATCGTCGAGCGTCGGCGCGAACGGCGTGATCGGCGGCTGGTACGCGCTGATCCCGAGCAGCGCTGCGACAGCTTCCTTCCACGCCATCAGGGCCTCATTTCATGGCTCCGTAGGGATCGATCCCGGTTGGAGACTGCGCGTTGGAAATCGTGAGATACGGATCGAGCCGCGGAGGCGGCGCGGCCGCGGGCGCCGCCTGAGGGGGCGTCCCGTTGTCGTCGCGGTACCCGGCCGACTCCCACGCCGCGAGGGCGCACGCGTCAGCACGATCGGGTGATCGGTTCAGGATCTTTCGAAGGTCGTCCTTCGGAGTCGCCCTCAGACGGTTTCGAATGTCCGTCGTCCACTCGACGGCGTTCAGCTCCTTCTCGAGCTTCTTGTCGGTGGGCAGCGCGCCGCCCTCCTTCAGGAAGGCCGACAAGCCGGCCCAGAGCTCGTCACGGACGAGTCCGTACTGCTCGGGCAGGCGCTGCGCCTTGTCGCTCGCGCGCACGCCTACGACGACCACGGGGGCGTCAGCGGACAGCTCGAAGTGCGCCTTGATCCTCGCGTAGACGCCGAAGCCGATCGGCCCCTCGCGATCGATCTTCACGACCGGCATGATGTCGTCGCCGAGCTCGCGCGCGCCGCGGTGCTCGCGGAGGATGTGCAGGAGCTCTTCGAGGTGCTGCTCTTCGGTGAGCTTCTTCGTGTAGACCTTCAGGATCTTGCGGCCGCGCCGCACGGCGAAGCCCGACTCGTCGCCGTTCTTCCCCGGGCCCGCGGGATCGATCCCGATCTGCAGGCGCCCTTCGCTCGGCAGGACGTGCCAAAGCTCTTGCGCCTGCGTGATCCGCTCGATGCTGAAGGGCTTCGAGTCGTCGTTTCGGACGAACTCGCCCTTGATCCGAATCTTGTAGAACGCCGAGTCGACGCCCCACTCGCGCTTGCACTCCTCCACGAACTCGCGCGTAGCGAGCCCGGGGATCAGACGGCGGCCGGTGACAGCGTTCGGGGTCTCCTCGCTCGAGACCTGAAAGCACGTGTAGAACTCGGACTTCCCGTCGTGAGACTCGGCAAAGGTGCCGGTCGTCTTCGTCGGGTTCGACATCATCCCGATCCGCGCGCCGCCCGCGCGGTTGCCCTGGATCGCCTCGAAGATGGCGTCAGCGACGCCGCTCGCTTCGTCGACGAGGAACAGCAGGTTCTTGCCAGAGATGCCGGCTACGGCCTCGGGCTGCTTCGAGGTGAAGCCGTACACCTCGCGGAAGTCCGTCGACTTGAAGCCGCTCGACGCGACCTCGTGCATGTCGCCGGGGATGTTGACCTTCGCCCGGTACCGCATCTTCCGGAACTCGGTCCAGAGGATGGTCTCGACCTGCCGGTACGTCGTGCTCGAGAACACGACCTTGGCGTCGTGGAAGCACGAGTAGAACCAGAGCGCGAGGATCGCGAACGTGTGGCTCTTGCTGATCTTGTGACCGCTCGCCGTCGAGACGCGCGCGTCGTCCGGCATGAACGCTTCGAGGATCTCGATCTGCTTCGGCCAGAGGCAAGGGACGCGCTCGTGCTCGGGCACGTCGCGCGCGTCCTCGTCGTCGCGGATCGCGATGAGCTCGCCGAGCGTGCGGCACGGCGTGAAGCCGAGGACGTCACGCGCGAAGCCGATGATGTCCTTCTGGTACCGGACGCAGGGGAACGAGAGCGTCGACTCCTGCGCGGCGTACTCGCGGGCGCTCGCGAAGAACTCCTCGAGCAGCGTGGGAGACTTCGGACGACCGGGCCGCCTGCGTTTTGCTTCGGCGGTGGCGGTCATGGGGCGGGATGCCAGGGAATCGAACCCTGTCCTTCGGTGTTGGAATCCGCTTGGCCGCCATGGCCTGCACCCCAGAAGATCAGCGTGCCTCGTCGGTCTCGATCGCCAGCAAGTCCGCCCACGCCTTCGGGTGCTTCTTCGCAAGGCAGTCGAAGAGCCGCGCCTTCAGGCGGCCCCACTGCGGCGATCTGATCAGGTTCGTGTCGGTAGGCGCGGTCTCGCCGGAGATGCGGAGCAGCATCCTCGTGACGCCGTTCAGCTGGCTCTGCAGCGCGGCGACGGTCTTCCAATCAGTCTCGGCGGCGCGATCTTCGGTGGCGGCTTTCGAGCACTCCGCGATCCCGCGGAGCAGCCGATCGCGATCGGCGACGAGACCGGCGCGCGTTGTCGAAGGGCTCGAAGGACCGACCGCAGTATCCGCCGTCACGGCCTGGACAAGTCCGGCGCCGCTGCTGGGCAGTGTCTTCGATCGATTCTTCGAGCCCTTCGGGCGGCCGCGCTTGTTCGGGGTCTTCGTCATGGGAGAGCTCCTCATGCCGCGCATCGGCGCGCGACTTCTGGGGGCGAGAGGGCGCCCCTACGGCGGGGCGCCCGAGGGCGCGGCCCGCAACTCTTACGGTCGACGCCGCGCAGGCGGACCGTGATGCACATGCGTCGGAGTCTTGCAGACGAGATGGTAGATCTCAGCAAATACGCGAGCAGACAGATCCAGATCAGCCGCAGACAGCGATTCTGTTTTCATGAACGCGCGCACGCCCTCAGGCGTCACCTCGCGACCATCCGACGA